CTGGCGACCTTGAAGGCCGCTCCTGTGTTGGTGTTGTCGTATGCCATAGTGGTTGATTTTGTTTTTAGCGTTCGTCGAATCGCATGAATGATTCTCTAAACTCAAGTGGGATTCTAGCCCTGCCACACGCCCTTGCAAGCTTTATATTTAAAAACCATCCGAAGGGTTGTTCTTGCTCCCTCTCGATGACTAAAAATAAATCGCAGTCGTGTTCGATTGCTCTTGACTCACGGCTCGCGCCCTCCGCATTGAGTTGCGTCAAGGCAATGATCGTGATGCCAAGCTCCTTCGCAAGCTGTTTCAATGTCCTACTTGCTTCTGCAACTTGACGCTCACGGCTGTCCTTGCGATCAGTCGGGGAGAGGAGTTGGATATAGTCAACAACAATTATTCTGGTCTTGTGGACGGCGCACATCCGGCGCATTGCGGCTCGGAGTTGCAACGGATTCACATCCCCTTCGTCTCGGATAAAGATTGGGAGGGCCGATGCTTGGTTTGCGGCAAAGCCAATCTTTTTAATGTCGGCGGCTGTTGGCTCCTTGGAAAGAACGCCGATGTCAACGCCTCCGTAGCTCGACACAAAGCGGTCAAACAATTCGCCAGCACTCATCTCAAGAGAGATGAAGCCAACTGGATGTCCGGCGTTAGCCGCCCTGCTTGCCATGTTGACAGCCATGCTTGTCTTGCCGCCTTTTGTAGCGGCTCCGATCACGATCAGTTGCCCCTCTCGGAATCCTCCAGTGATGTCATCCAGCGGCTTGAATCCAGTAGTTACGCCAATGAGCTTTCCTCGGTTCTTGAATATCTCCTCGTAGGTATTGATTCGGTTAAGCGCAACCTCCTTAAGAGATTCGATCCTGCCCTTGCTTTCGGCATCGGCTGCTACTGCTACCAGAGCCTTCTGCACAACTTCTGATAACTCCCCAGCCATTGCTGGATTGTTGGCAGAATCAATGATTCGTTCAGCGGCAGAGATAGCCAACCTAGCTGTGTGCTTGTGGCGAAGAATCTCCAAATAGCTCTCCCAGTTGGAAGTGACCGCAGGAGATAGAAATGCGTCCGTAAGAACGGCGCCCCCACCAATCATGTCGAGGGTTCCGGCGTTGCTCATATGGTCGGTAAGCGTTACTAGGTCGCAGTCCTTGCCCTCCTTCCATAAATCCAAAGCAGACTCAAAAATCCTCCTGTGGTCTGGGTGAAAGAAAAGCTTGGGACTAGCAGTATCAGCGGCCTCGTTAAGGATGCTAATGTTCTGGATAACGCAGGACAGGAAAGCCTTCTCTGCGTCTAATGCTGATGGTATTTCAGTTGGCATTTTTCTTCTTCCTCTTTGGCTCCGGCTTTGCGGCTTGCAATGCCCAGTAAAGCTCAACTTGCTTCTGGAAGACAAACCATTCTTTCGATAGGTCTTCGCGCCAGACAACTTCAAAGTCGCCTTCCTCTTCCTTGCCGATACGAACGATGGCATGATTGGTGATTTGATTTATAGCATTAAATCCAGCCATCTCTTGATTGAAATTCCATAACTCCGCATACCCAGCGCATTGCCTCCAATAGCTTTCGCTGATCTTCTTGGAGGTCTTGAAATCAATCAGAACATGATCTCCATTCGGCTTCTTGGCGATAAGATCAATGGTTCCTCCGTACTTGTAAGCCTCATTTACAAGTTGAATCTCCGTTGCAACCTTCGTGAGATTCTGATCCTCCCACCAGTCTACAAACTTGTTGTAGCATAGGAGAGCCTTATCAATGTCCGCTTGGCTGTAGTCTTCCAGATCGGCGACCTGTCCGTTGAGATAGCACTCAATCAAGAAGTGCGCGATAGTACCAATGTCAGCGGCCTTATCTCGCTCCTTGCGGTAGTCCTTGCCCTCTCGACCAAGGTTCCAAGCCCAGTGGATCAATGCTCCGGCATCGTCCCCAAGCTTGCAGATTGTGCTTCCTCCCGGCACTTGGGTTCCATCGGCTAGATGGTATTTTTGATGAGGCGCATTACGCACCAGTTTTGTTTTTTCCATGCGCTACTGGTACGACGACTCTAATTCGTTGTCCAGAACATATTTTTCCCAATCATCAGAATTTTGTGATTGACTTCCAGTAGCGTTCCCCAAGCCATTCTGGTTCACAAAAAGCTCGACAAGGAGTGAAAGAGCATCGGCTCTGTCTGGCGAGTTCCCCTTGGTGCGCTTCTTCAAATCCTTCTTGGATTCTAGCAGGGTCTTCTCGTTCTTGAGCGAGTAGATACGAGCGCATAGCTCCCTAGCAGTCTGATCGTCCATGCCCCTCATGCGTCCCGCCATGACCACAACCTTGATCTGGCTCCATAGTTGCGTGACTCGATTGCTATAGACTTGCTTGGCTGGGCGCGGATCTTCCACGCTGATTGGAGCATCCGTAGCGGCTCCACCAAAGCTCACGCGCAGGAATCCATTCTGCCATCTCTGGCTTATAATATCAGCTATACCGGCTCCAGCACCCGTTGCGTCAAGAGCAAAATCTTCTGGATCTACGCCACGCTTTTCCAGCTCGTTAATCGTCTGGTCTGCCACTTGGTAGAACAGCGGGTAGTTGGGATCATCCATGAGGTTAAGGCGCACAACCTCCGTAAGCTCAATCATCACTTGGTTGTCTTCAGCCTTGCCCACTTTGGCAAAGCGAAGGATACAATCGTCGCCATCGGTGGTAAATGCAGGGTCAAGGGCGGCGATAGTCTTGATGCCACCTCCAGCCCAAATGACTTTTTCCCTAGCCTTGCCCTCGGCAATCATTGCGCTGTCAAGGATAGTATTCCTTGCTCCAGACTTGCTCCACATTCCACGGCAATAGCTATTCCATTCTAGGCTTCCCTCGCCGAAGTTCTTGCGGATGATCTCCACATTGTCTTGGGAGAATAGATAATGATAAATGATTCTTCCGGCCTTGACATTCGGGGACTTTAGCCCATCAAACCTAACGCAAACGCCGGACTTTGTTTCCCAATGCTCGTCATCATCGCCAATGCTTCCCCATCCCATGCGAGGCTCACAGAATAGCCCATGAGGATCGAACATGGATGATGCGTTAGCGATTGCAATGAAATGATAAAAGTCCGTACCAACTTCCAAGTTCGCCCTAGCGGAGAATACGGCAGGATTGGTCTGTGCCGCCTCGTCAACCATGATGACCATGCGGGGAAGGTGAACACCCTGCAACTTACCTACGGCTTGTTCTACAGCCCCAGAATCGACGGCTAGGGCTATGATAGAGCTTCTATCGTCTCCCTTGTTGAATTGGATCTTGGTCTGGGAGTCCACAACATTAAGCCCGAATAGAGGAACTGCTGGACGCACGAACCGCATCATTTCAGACCATATACGCCCTCGGAGGGAGGGAACAGTTGTGGAGGTTAAAGCAACGCGAGTTCCCATCGGTCTAGCCAGATACTCAACTAGGGAAAGGAGGGTGAATGTAAAGGTCTTGCCAGCGGCGGCGCACCCAGTAACGCCAATCTCCCTGTAGCTAGTCCATGCCCATAGAGCTAATTCATTCCAATCATTCCACGACTTGATGACATCGGGCCATAGCATTGCAATGCAATGCTTGATATGTTGCCCCCTGCTTATACCGCTGATGCGAGAGGGATCGGCATCAGCCACCATCAACAACTCAATCTCTAATTGAGTTATTGATGGATGCTTGCTGAAGTCTAATCCGTATGTCTGGAGCTTCATAAAGTTTGGGGCGAGGTGCTACTAACACCCCGCCCCTGCCGGATATAGGAGTGCGGCAAATTAACGAAGCTGGGAGCGGATAGCGTCAAGAGCAGACTTGGGCTTTCCACGGGTTTCGCCCTCTGTATCGGAAGTAGATCCCTTGGTAATCCTTGGCTGGACTTTAGCATCCTGTGCTGCTCGGTTCTTGTACTTGGAAAGCTCTGCCTTGAGCTTCTCGTTCTCGGCAACAGCCTCCCTTGCGATAACGGCAAGAAACGGAGCAACCGTCATCTCATTCGCGGAAGCATTCCCATGAATGATGTTCTTTGCGGCCTCGATACGAGCGTTAACTGCATTGTCATGCTCTGCATCACCAGTCAGCTTGAAGAAGTCGGTCTTCTGCGCCAAGTGGTTTTTAACTCGATCAAAGTTCTTATTGATGAGTTCTAGGGTTTGACTCTTCTGCTGCTGTTCTGCTGCCTGTAGCTGATTAGCAGTTGTTCGATAATCTGTGAGAGCTGTTTCCAGATTTCCTCGTTTAGCATCGGCATCGTTAACAAGTTGGAGGAATGCAGCCGCAGCCGCACCGCCTCCGAAGGATTCGTCGATGAAGCTAATCCGTTCACGCCCCTTAAGCGATAGAGCTTTCTCTGCAATGCTCTCATCCTCGCCAATCTCCTTTGCGAACTCGGTAGCCTTTGCAATAGCATCTTGGTAGGGTTGTTCATATTTCTCCTTGAATTTTGGGGAACGCTCAAAAGCAGTACGCTCAAGCTCCCCCTCTAGTTTCTCCAATTTCTCACGATATTGAGCAACTTCACTATCCTTTGCCTTGAGGGACTCTTCATAAGCCTCTGCCTTCTTGCGAAGCTCTGCGATGTTGTCCTCCTTGGACTTCTTGCCTTTGGGCTTTTCCTCGACAACTGGCTCTGGGTCTTTGGTGAGATCCAGATCGGAGATGTCAAAGTCGTTAGTTGACTCAACCTTGGACTCACTCTTGACTTCCTCTTTAACAGGCTCCTCCTCAACAGGGCCGGAGTTCTTGCCATCCATGTTGTTAAGGAAGTCTTGGATGTCAACATCCTTAACTTCATCAAACCCCGCGGGGGTTCTCACAACGGGGGGAGCCTCCTCAACAAGATTGTCGGGAAGCGCATCAAGGCTCTTAATATCCATCTTGGGGATATTGGGCTTCTTGAGTTGTTTATTCAGTACGCTCTCAAAGTTGTCGTCAACTGGAGCGTGTTGGGTGGTGGCGATCACGGGATCGGCACTAATCGTGGTTGGGTTGGTGTCTGGCATAAATTAAAATTCGTTTCCTGTGTAGGAAGGTTCAATGTTTGCAATCTCCTCATGCACAATGCAGAGGTCTTGAAGATCTCGGATGATAGAAGCCCTGCCGCTATCAAATCCAAATAGGACAGAGGCGTTGCCAGCATGAGTAGTGATAGCCGCAGTATTACCTAATACCTATGCGGCAGTCATTTCGTTCACAACAGACAATGCCTGCTGGATGATAGGAAGCGATAAAGCCTCCTTTAGCTTTGGAGCGAGGGTTGTATCTCGCTTCCATTCTTCATATGTCATTTTGCGTATTTAGGTTTTTTGCCATATTTCTTTATGGCAATAATTTCATTAAAACATTTATCTGATTGAGAAAAAGATTCTCCGTTACTAAAACTTCCGCACTTAAAATAGTTTGGCTTTGTTTTAAGTCTAGGGGCTTTGCAACAATAGCAGAATTTTGTCATAGTAGGTCTTTTTGTTCTGGCATCTCATCGTCGGAGAAAATGATGTCATTATCTTCGGCGTTATGAATTTCGTTAAGGGCTTCAATAACTGCATCCGTATTGATATGCAAGCCAAATCCTTTAACTCCTTCGGCGTGTTCTCGGCAGCTTTCGATAGCCTCCTCAATAGTATCGCCAATTCCGATAACATCTCCGATCTCGCACATACGGACACCTTCGGTCGGGATGATATATCCCTGTCCCTCGATTTCGGCATAGTTGCGCCACTTAACCCATTGGCGAACTTTCGGATCAACGGCTACAGGACACCAGCGTTCCTCTGCAAATGAAGAATGGATGATGGCCAAGGCTCCGTATTTAGCCCTCCAGACAGGATCGACTAGGATGCCGTTAGCTCCGGCCTCCACGATCTCGCCCACATTCTCAATCATCTCCCAGTACAGGGCAGAAGGAGGGGCGGGGCATCGGGTAGTAAGGTCGATAAGATAAGGAACTCCTTCGTCAGTAACTCTGATTTCAGTTGAGAAGAATTGAGCGTAACCAGAGGCTTCCAAGAACGGAGCCAGCTTCTCATTAACGACCTTAACTGGTTCTGCCAGTTTATCGTAGTCTCTCACCGCCCCAAGGTATCCCTTGTCCTTTACTTCAACGCCAGTCAAGCAAGTAGTAGGGAACTCCCCATTGACGCAATACCCGTCATAGCCAGCTTCCACTACGGAATCCACCTTATGTTCGCAGACAAAGGGAAACACCTCGGAAGCCCCGCCTAGCTCCAACTCCAACTCTGCGAGTCGGGGTGCGGCTAGTTCATAAGACTCTGCCCCAAATGTTTCAGCTACGCCTCGGAATCCCGAAATCTTAATGTAGATGTCGGGGTTTTCCTTAATGTATTGCCGGAGAGCGGTCATTCCTGTGACCAACTCGCACTTTCCAACAGGGAGTCCAAGCTCTCGCATAGTCTCCTTTGCCCTCCAACGCTGGACTTCCAGCTTCTCGCCTAGGCCAGCACCCCAGACTTTATAGCCGTGGGAACGGAGCCATTCAGCAAGTTGGTAGAATCCAACATCGGGGAATACAATAAAGTCCACATCGTCAACGAGCCTCCACATATCCTCAACTCGCTCAACTCCTCGCAGACCAGTACCCACCATAGCAGGGCCGTGTTTAGGGAAGGAGCGGTCAGCATAGGGAACGAAATAGAAAACCTCATGGTCTTCAGCTAGTCGTTCTGCGAAGGCTGTAAAAAGCCCGTGGTCAATTACCAAACACTTACTCATTCTCTTTCTCCATTTGTTCTGCCTGTAGATCCCTAATTGAAAGGATTAGATATTTATGCGCTAACGCCAGTTCAGAATCCTTTCCGTGGAAGGTTCTATGGTAGAGGTAGCGATCATAGATAAGGCTAACGATTTGTTCCGTAGCTTCCAACTTCCCCGCATCGAAGGGGTGCGTTTCCATTTTTGTTTTTAGGTTGTTTTGTTTTATCGGCAATTCCAAGCTCGCAAGGATTTGTTAATCCTGCTGTTGGGATCGCGCTTCTTTTCTGGGCTGGTCATCTTTGCTTTCATTCCTTTCATCCTAGCGCAGAAAGAGGCTTTACGCTTCTTATCGGCTTCGGACTTTGGGTGAGGAGCAGGAGCCTTTAGGTTCCCGCCATGAGCCTTATTGTAAGAGGCCCGTCCTTTTGCGTTAAGGCCACCTTTAGGGTTCTTGCCTTCTTTTCTTTGCCATGCTTCGCTCATATTTAGGGTTGGATTGCTCCGTATTTTTGGGCAGTTTGGAGGCGGTTAACCATCATCTTTTGGGCGGTCTTTGCGTCCTGCAACTGCATTTGGTGTTGGGCTTTAGCTTGCTTGATTTGAGCATCATTCTGGAACTTCATGCGGTCAAGCTGAATTTTATTCATCGCAACAAGGGTCTTCGGATCTTGCTGACTCGCCTGCGCCTGTTGCTGTTGAGCCGCCTGTTCCTGCTCGTTAATCTGCTCTGCGAACTTCGCCATCTGATCGGCGATCTTCATCAGTTCAGAAAGCTGTTCGTTCATCTCGTCGTACTGTTGTTTGCGAGTAGGATCTTCTTCCATGTACTTGAGATGGGTGAGCATATGAGGGATAAGAGCCTGCATAGCCTTATCTCCCATACGAGGATCAAGCTGTTTCTCCTGTACTGCCTTAACAAGCTGTCCGGCGAACTGCATATGGACGGTAAGGTGAGTGAAGTGATTCTGATCTGGATCAATAAGAACCTGTCCTCCTTGCTGAAGGGCATTGTTCTCAAGGGAAGCAATCGAGAGATCGTTGCCATCTGGCTTGGTTTCCTCTGGGATGCCGAAAGTCTCCACCCCAGTTTGACCAGCAATCGCGGCAATATTAGCGTTGATAACCCGCTTGCGGTTTGATTCTGGCAACTGGGGCAGATATTCGCTAATCAGTTCCATTGCCTGCATACGGGCGGCAGAGCTACCTTGTCCGATAGAGCGGGTAGCCTTAACGCTCTCAATGTCGAGCAAAGCCCCAGCGGGAACTCCTCGATCCATACAAGCCTTCTGGAAGCGCAGGGCTTCTGGGCCTCCATGATCCTCTTCGATTAGATTAGGATTAGATGCGCGACGATAAACCTCGGCATAATGAACATCTAGGGTCTGGAGATAAATCTCGGAAAGGACATTGGTAAGTCGGCTCTTCTCGCCAATCTCAAACTCAACTTCCTTATTGCCCTTCTTGCGCCCGCCGCCACCAGATACCGTAGGTGCAAAGCGACCAGTATTGTCGCTCTCCGCTCCTTGGAAGAAGGCGGCAGTCTGCATTGCGGCAGATAGGTTGGGGCTGACATTCTGCTGAACGAGGTTAAGACCCGGAGGCAGGATGCGATAAGGCCCAATCTGAACGGTCTTTAGCTTTTCTGCATCAGCCGCAGTCTGGGGCTGGAACATTGTGCAGGAGGACAGGATAACGCCTTCCATGAGGGCGTTAAGCATCCTGTTGTTAGCCTCGCCAAAGGCAAAGGCTTCCTGCCCTAGTCCTCGGACACCATGATAAAAGCCATTGCCAACACCGTTAAGGAATACAGTAAAAGCATTTGAGAACTTGGCATATCGAGACGGCTTGGCGCAGAGCCATTCAGTAGAATTGAGACGATCAAAAATGTAATGGGAAATGCGACCATCATACTCTTTGACATACATATGAGCCACTTTGATAATCTTGGACTTCGCATAGCTGTAGTATAGAGCATTGTTCTTGAGTTCCTTCTGATACCATTCCCAAGGACGACGCTGATCCTGCTCATCCACCCTAGCCGACATGATAGCCTCTCGGCATTCCTCAACATCCCATCCTCCACGGGAGGCGGCTTCCTCGTCTTCGATATAAGAGTAAAGCTGTTCGCAATACATCTCATCCAGAACATAACAGAACTCCCAGTTGTTCCAATCTACTTTAACTCCCTTGGGAACAACGAAAGCCCAAGGTTCAAGGGCTTTGGCCCTCCAGTCAACTCCATCTGGGAAATACATTGGCCCTTGTCCATGAATAACCAACTGCTTCTGACAGACTTGGTGCTGGGCTAGGAAGTTGGGGTTATCGCGCTCTAGGAGCTTGTGAAACTCATCAGAGATGATTCGGCTCCATTCCTCCCGCTTGCCCATATCCTTGCCATATTGGGTCTTAATAGTGGCGTAATTG